ATGTTAGACCAGGGATCAGGCCCGGTTACGGGAGCAGCTCCCACCGGGCAAGATCTCCAGAAGTTTCCATTTAAGGTCTAGCTACTTCCCAACTGTGACCATCATTTATGAATTGCGATCCATAAATTCTTTTACTTTTTTTTCTGCCTCTGCTTCCATTTCAGAATCAGTTTTAGTAAACCACGGCTCACCTAAAACTTTGTTAATTCCTCCATAGTATTTCTTTTGAAGTTCTTCCAAGTAGTCTTCATAAAGACCAATTTCAAGCGCTTCAATTTTTTGGTCGCTCATACATCTCCAATCTTTTTTCTAGCTCTAAAATTTTAGTAGCCATTGCATTTTGATTGTCTTGCATTTCTTTTAAGAATTCAGCTAGTTTTAAAATACCATCTGCATTCTTATTTATCATATCTAAACTTTTTAGACTGACATCTGCTAATTGTTTGAACATATATTTATCCTTTCTTTAATTAAACTAGTAATAACATAATATCCCATAATGTAAAGTACAATAATGTCGCACACACGTATAGGTTGTGCTTGTGACCTCGGGGCCCACCCTCCCCTAAAAAAAATAAAAATAAAGATTGACTTATTATTTTAATAGTGTTATAAAATCCCATAATAAAAGAAAGGATAACAAATGAAAGCAATGACTAAATATCAGTTGGAGCATTTTAAAACTAAAGTAAAAGATAAATTCGCTCCAATGATTGAAGAGGTTGATTTATCTCTTCGTAAAATAGTTGCGGATATGACTGAAAGTGCAGAAAAAAAACTTTCAGATAAAATAGGCGCGACTGAAATAATAAAGCTGTTAGATGACGCGGAAGCGGAGCATTTAAGAGCAATGAAAAAAGCTAGAACTTTTTTCACTAAAAATATAACCGCGGAGCAAAAAGACACTCTTGATTATAAATTTAAAAAGGACGAGAAGTTGGGCTTTGATGGTTATAGCTCCAATAGGATAACTTCCGAGGATTGCCGAGAGCAAATAAGAAGCTGGGCGCAAAAACTGGCGGAGCGGGAAGCAGAAAAAACACCAATAGGCAAAAAGAAAGTTAAACTATTACAATTAAAAGAAGATGCGATTTCTGATGTAATGGAAAGTGGGATGCCGAGTGAACTAATTGAAAAATTAGGACAGCGGTTGAAAGTAATAGGAATTGCCTGGAATAATAATGTTAAACAAATTGGAAATAATTTGAATTAACGCTTGACTAATGTTATGGGATTTGATATAAAATCCCATAACAGAAAGGATAAACAATGGATAAAGATAACATAGGAATAGGAAATAAGTTTATTATAACTTATAGACCTAACACACATAACGGCGTTGCTAGACCGAAGCTAAAGAATGGCAAGGACACTAGACAAATAACTAGACGTGCACAATGGACTGATAAATGTAGAATTGTCCGAGATAAGATAAGTAATAAAATTAAATATATTACTTATTATGACTTGGATCAGCAAGGTTATAGATGCGCGGTTGGTAAAGTATGGATAACAAGCGAGGTAGCCTAATGGATATCAACGATTATAAAAAAATAAGAAATAAAATGTATGAGGATTTTAAAAAAGAAAATCCAAAAGAATATGCAAAGTTAAAAGAAATAGAACAAAAAGATTTAGAGAAATTTTTTGAGGATAACTTTGCAAAGAAAGTAAAGGTTAATATAGAATAAATAATCACACAACATATTGGGTATGGGATTAATCCCATACCCCATGCAATAACTACATAGCTCGCGACCCAAGGGCCCACCCGCCCCGAGGGGTCCCAAACAAAACCGATACAGGCTTGCGAACGATGGGCCCACCCTCCCCAAAAGCAAAAGGGGTCCCAAGACATACACCTATACAGTTTGTTTTAGACTTAAATCTGTGGTAAATTTGAAATGAGGAGAAAACAGAATGCAAAAAAATTCTGCAAAAAATTTTATGAAACCAAAATATCTTGAGAAGAGTTTTACCCGAACATTAACATTTGAAAGACAACAAGAGTACGCCGCGCTCCACGCCACGCTAAAAAAGAAATTAAAACAAGATGAAATCAAAAACGATTTCATGGCGTTTGTAAAAGAGATGTGGCCAGAGTTTATTGAAGGCAGACACCACACAGAGATTTCTAAAAAGTTTAATGACATAGCTAAAGGTAAAATTAAAAGACTAATTATTAATATGCCACCAAGACACACGAAGTCAGAGTTTGCATCCTTTCTTCTTCCATCTTGGATGGTGGGACGTAAACCAGATTTAAAAATAATTCAAACCAGTAATACAACAGAACTCGCGCTTCGTTTTGGACGTAAAGCTAAAACTTTAATTGATTCGCCTGAATATCAAAAAATATTTCAAACAAGACTCAGAGAAGATTCACAAGCTGCTGGTAAATGGGAAACCGAACAAGGCGGTGAATATTATGCAGCCGGTGTTGGATCGGCGATAACGGGTCGTGGTGCGGATTTATTAATTATTGATGACCCACACTCAGAGCAAGACGCGATGAATCCGGAAGCGCTGGAACGTGCTTATGATTGGTATACATCAGGTCCACGTCAACGTTTACAACCAGGTGGAGCGATAATCGTGGTTATGACTCGTTGGAGTTTAAAAGATTTAACAGGCGCGTTGTTAAACTCTCAAAAAAATTTAAAAGCGGATCAATGGCACGTGGTTGAGTTTCCAGCTATTATGCCATCCGGTAAACCTATCTGGCCTGAGTATTGGAAGAAAGATGAACTCGAAGGCGTCAAAGCCAGTTTAAGTATTGGTAAATGGAATGCACAATGGATGCAAAATCCAACATCAGAGGAAGGATCTATTATCAAAAGAGATTGGTGGCAGCTGTGGGAAAAGCCATCCATACCACCTTTGCAACATATTATACAAAGTTATGACACGGCATTTAGTAAAAAAGAAACAGCTGACTATAGTGCAATAACCACATGGGGAGTTTTTTATCCTGATGAGGATAGTCCTGCTAATTTAATATTACTAGATGCATATAAAGAAAGATTAGAGTTTCCAGAGCTTCGTAAAGAAGCATTGGAACAGTACAAGTATTGGAATCCTGATACAGTCATTATTGAAGCAAAAGCCAGTGGCCAACCATTAACTTATGAGTTGAGAAAAATTGGTATTCCTGTTATAAATTTCACACCTAGTAAAGGACAAGATAAATACTCTAGGGTAAACGCTGTCGCTCCGATGTTTGAGTCGGGGATGATTTGGGCGCCTGACGAAGAATTCGCAGATGAGGTTATAGAAGAATGTGCATCATTTCCTTATGGAGATCATGATGATTTGGTGGACAGTACAACACAAGCGTTAATGCGTTTTAGACAGGGAGGATTTGTAAACTTGCCTGACGATTACAAAGAAGATCCATTACCGCGAATTGATAAGGAATATTACTGATGACATCAGATGAATACGCACAAATACTGGACGACTTTGAATTAGATAAAAAAATAGGTCTTATCCCAGAAGATTTTGATCTTACAAGTTACATAGAACAAAGACGTAGAGAGTTTGAGTCGAAAGCGGACGGCGGATCGGTAGGTATAGAAGTTTTGTTTAGCCCAAAAGTGCCAGCAGCTCCCTCACAACTTGTATCTGAGTCGGACATACTTTTAGGTTATAGAGGTGATGCTGCGTATAGAAGTAAAAGTGAACAAGCTAAAACTATTGGACAAGGGGATGTTGGAACTAAATCTGATTTTGGAGATGGTCCTGCTCAAGGTGGTGGAGGAGGAGATGGACCACCAAGTATAATTAATCCACCAACAAAAGATAAAAGCACAGAACTTTTAACATTCGATGAATACACAGGCAAACCAATGACCTTTGCAGATGTAGCAACTGCGAATAAATTTTTAAATTTTGTAAAAACTAAAGGTGGTTATGAAACTGGTGCCAGTGAAGAAGGAGATGCATTGTATGAAGCATTCCAAAAAGCTACAGGCAGAGATACTTTTATGCAAGATGCAACTGTTGATTCTGTTACTAATATGAAAACGACAGAGACTGATGGAAACCTAAAACAATTTATGGATAGAACTTCTACAATAACAGATAACCCTACTGGTAAAATGATGAAATCTTTAGTGGTAGAGACACCTACAAGTTTTACACAAAGAACTATTAGACCAACTGGAATTATGGAAAATGATGTTCCTCAAAAATTTGGTGATCCACAAAGTTTACTTGTTGATCCTCCTAAAAATATTATCGGGAGTGAATTAAAAGACGGTGGCCGAGTCGGATTGTTTATGGGCGGTCCGGCATTAGAGGGCCAAGCATTAGCAATCTATAATTCAATGAAAGACTATGGCGCTACTGATCAGGCGATCGCGGATCGTTTAGCGGCATTGGGTTTATCTAATACACCAGGAGGTTCAACAGACACACCAGGCATAACTCCGGGTCAACCATTAGGTTATCAAGGGGGTAATGATCAAGATACAACTTTTGTAGATAGACAAGACTATAGTTTTAACCCTGCAAATTATGGACCAGGAGAAAAATTAGAAATAAATCCCGCAGCGATTGGAATGAGTTTTTATGAACAACCAACTGTAAGTGAAAAAATTACCAAAAAATTAGGAGAATTTACTCCAGAAGAATTAAAAGGTGTAAAAATGTCAGAGATAGGAAATTTAAAATTATCAGATGAATTTTCTGTTCCTAAACAAAAAAACTTTTTTGAAAAAACAATTGATGCGTTTACATCAATGCCAGCTAAAGTAACATCTCAATTTAAAACACCCACTGGTATTCAACCAAGAGGACCAGCTGAATTAGGTTTTATGACAAAAGAGATTGAAGGATTACCAGCTGGCTTAACAAGAGATCAAATAAGAGCGATGTATGATAACTACGGTCAGTTTTTTGGAAGACAATCTAATTTTGCAAGTGCAAGAGTACCTGGTAAAGTAGGAGAGTTGGCTAATATGGCAATTGGAGCTGTAGCAGGAGTTCCAATATTAGGACCACTTCTTTCAAATATGAAACAAGGAGACAGAGGTCTACAAAGTAAATACACCGTAGACAATGTAGGGTTTGGAAATACAGGTGCAAGAGATGAATTTGGTTTAGCAACTTTTGATAAAAAAGATGGCTTCCTAGGATTAACAGGAAATACTACAAGAAATTATGTAGATAGAATGAATGAAAGATTAGGAGAGCTTGACAAATTTTTTAGTGAAAGAATAGAAGGCTTTGATATTAATAATTTAGATGATGCAACTCTTTCTGAAATGTCAAAAATAAATAATTTCTATACAAAACAAATACAAGCTTATAAACAAAGAACAGCAGTAGAGGATATAAATAAAAGAACACAAGACGCAATTCAAGCTCAAAAAATTCAAGATGAATTAGCAAAAGCCGCTGCAGCAAAAGACAGAGCCGCAGCTTTAGCAGCGATTAAGAAACAAGGAGAAATGGATTACAATCCTAATATACACGGACCAGTTGATTATGGAAAAGGTAGTGATGGTAAACAGTCTTTTGATTCTGGAATGGGATTTGGTATTAATGCAACAACCGGCGGTCCAGTAAGTAATAAAACTGGTAAAGGAAGAACGGATTATTCAGACGGCGGCCTCGCTACGATGTTCACTAGGAGGCGATAGTGGCCACTGTAACAAATCAATACGGAACATTTAAAACTGATAAATTAGTGGGAGGTAAAAGACTTCCTGTTACTGCAGAAGAAGAATCCATAGCACAAAAACTTTATGGAAAAAGTTTTAAAGATTTACCTAACAGTCTAAGAACAAATATTAGAAGAGGAAAAGTTAGCGAATCTTTAGCTGCTTTTTCTTTTGAAGAGTATTTAGAGGATTATAAAAATATGGCAAATGATCCTGATTATGTTCCTAAATACATAAAACCAGGTAGAGGCACAGGTCTTCCGGCTCAACAAATTAGGGCTAGAGCAGAAGCTAAAAAAACTATTCCTGGTTTTGAAGAAAAGTTTAAAAAAAATGTTAATAAAAGAAAAAGATTAAAAAGAGAAGCTGATCCTATAAAAAGAGAAATGGATTTAGTAGCTAAAGCAGAAAGAAGAAGTAGACGAAGACTTAAAAAACAAGACGTTGCTTTAGCTCCAAGAGAAAAAAAAATAAATCTAGATCAACGAGCTTACGCAAGAACATTAAATAAACCAATTAAAGATAATCCTTTATTAGTTTTAAATGATAAAGATTTAATAGAAAGACTTTCTATTTCAGTATCTGAAGATGGAGATATAATAAAAAAATCTCCAGGTCTTACAAAAAATTTTTTAAAAAAAAGAGGATTGTTTGAAATTGAACATCAAAGAGATATTTTTAAAAAAGGAAGAGGTAAAGATTTACCATATAATAGAAATTTAATTGCAGGTCCTTATAATAGAGCGGGTGGTTTTAAAGAGATGGCTGAAAAGTTTATCGAAAAAAATCCAGATCCTTCTAATCCTAAAGTTCAAAACATTTTAAAAATAGCAGAAGATTTAAAAATAACAATTAGACCTGACGTGCCTGAAGGAACATTTGCAACTAAAGCTTTAGGTTACAAACAATTAGCAGACCCAATAGAAAAATTTAAAGATGTTGGAGAAAAATTTGTATCAGAAAATTTTTTAGCAAATTTTATTGCAAAAGTAAAATCAGTTCCTGGTGGCTGTCGAGCGGTTGTAACAAGAGCATTAGGTGGACCAATAGATAAATGTGAAGCAATAATTATGTCAGATCCTGAAAAAGCTGCTACTAAATTAACTCAAACAATTACCGCAACCAAAGGACCACTTAAAGATTTAAAAGAAGACTCACAAAAACTTATTCGTCTATATAGAGGCGAAGGATTTAATTTAAGAACAGGACCATCTATTAAAGAAATGGCTAAAACTTTTGGTGTGTCAGAAGCAGAGGCAAAGAAAAAACTTTTATCAGGTCAGTGGTTTACTTCAGATCCAGTGGCTGCTGCATCTTACACAAATAAATTAGGTAAAACAAAGTTTGTAGATGTAACTCCAAAAGAGTTTATGGATTTTAAACGATACGTAGACAGAGTTAACAAAACAAAAAGTTTAAGTGGTAAAGATAGATATCCTGTGGGAACACAAGATAAATTATCAATTGTTCCACGATATAAATTAGATGAGTTTGAAAAAGCGGGTAAGTTAAAAAGTCAAAGAAATATATTTAAAGACTTTACTACTAAATCTGGTTATATGGAAAGAGCAGAAGGAGTATTATCTTATGACTCTGTAAAAGGAGGATTTGTAGATCCTGCAGATCCAACTACGATTGTTAATCAAGATCAAATAAAAGCGTGGGCTAAAGCTAATCCAGAAAAAGTAACAGCGGGCACAGAAGCTGTAGAAGCTGCAACTAACAAAAGTGTAATTTCTAATGTAGCTAAATCATTGGCTCGTGTTGGAGCACCATTGCCTGTTGCTGCAATAGATTCATACTTTATTGGTAAACAAGTTGCAGATGGTAAAGGCACAGCAGAGATTGCAAGCAACCCATTAAACTGGTTAGGTCTTGCAACTATGGAGCCATTGGCAAAAGTAAGTGGGATTGCAGAACCAGGCAAGCTAAATGCGATCTTGAGATTAGGATTGAATCCTGCTACAATTAGGGGTATAAGCAGGTTTGCAGGTTTACCGGGACTTGCGATAAGTACAGCTATGACTGCATATGACCAGTATCAAAAATACAAAGATGGAGAGGGATTCATCTTCAATTTATTAAACCAAAAGGGAACCGAATAGATGGCTACAATAGACAAACCACTTCCAAATACAAATATTAGCGAAACAGTTGTTAAAGTTCCAAAGCAAGAAGAATTAATTCAAGAACGAGATGAGATTATTGAAAAGAAAGATCAACAGGGCAACATTGAAGTTACAATGGACGAAGAGGGCGGTGCAGAGATTGCATTTGACCCAAGAGCTGTAACTGAAGAAGGTGGTCAAGATCATTTTGAAAACTTAGCAGATTTTTCT